GGCCGTATTGCTGGATCAATACGCGCAGCAACTCCGGGTTCAGCGACAGTTGGGCATTGCTGAATTTGAGCAGGATCACGTCCCAATCCCGGTCGGGCTGGCGTTCCTCGATCTCGACGTAACCCACGCCTAGGCGCTCGAAAATGCGTTTCATGCCGGCGGTACTGCCGGCGTCCACGGAGTTGATGAAGGCGTATTTCACCCGCAGCCGGAACAAGGCCTCGGGCTCGCCTTTGAAGCGCGTGACGTCGCGCTGCCAGGCCCACAATTCGAGAATCGTCAGATGGCAGGTGTCCGGATCGATTTGCAGGTACGGCCAACGCAGCCAGCCGGTGACGGTTTCCCACCAGGCCTGGGCGGCGGCGGTCAACTTGGACAGTTCGGTCCCTTCCAGCCAGAACGGCAATTTGAGCTTGATCACTTCATCAGCACCGTCAGTTGGTCGATCCGGGGAATGGTCAGCGCGCTGACGATGTCCACCATCGGCGTGATCCTCAGCGACTCGATGCCGGGAAACTGGCCATGCAGTTCCTCAGTCAATCGGCTGAAGCTGAACCGCGACTGCGGGTAAGTGAGCGTCGGTTGATAGTCTCGGGGCGTGCTTTCACGGAACGCGGCTCGCACGAACAACTCGATTTCGCTTTGCAGATCGATCACCTGGGCAGGCGTCAGATTGGCCCGTGGCCAGACGTTGAACAGCAGGACCACCGGCACTTCGGGCATGACCATGGCCAGCAGATCATCGCCATGGCCATGGTTGCCCTGGTCGCGGATGTGCGCGTTGATTTGCTCCAGGTAACTGTCCGCCGGCACACCCGCATCAAACAGCACGTAGGCGTTCGCGCTGCCTGGCCCCCGGGGCGCCCCGTGTTCGAAATACACGCCATCCGGTCGCACGCCCGGGAAGGCGGAAATCATGGCGCGATACACCGCGTCGGTGTGCCACTGGTTGACCGCCGAGAACTGGTTGCGCACACGCAGGCGCAGCTGGTCGTTGGGCTCCGGATCCGCACCTGGTGATTCCAGCCAGCCGTCCCTGTTCACCACCTGGACAATGCCCGGTACCGGAGCTGGCAGGATCGCGTAGTAACCCGGTGCGAGATTGAAGCCGCTGCCGGCCTCGATCGCCTCCACCGGCACTTCCAGCTGCAACTGCCCTTGCTGAAAGGTCGCGGCGGCCGTCGTGGTCAGCTGGTAGACGTTACCGTTGATCGCTGCGGACTGCACCGCGATCCCTTTTTCCAGCTCCATCACGCCGTCTGGCGTCGCCCGGGTAAACAGCAACGTGCCCTGGGCTTTCGTCGCGCCCTTGCGCTCGACGTTGACCGCCCAAGCCAGCATATCCAGCCAGGCGTCCACCGCCGTTTTCACAAAGAAGTTCGGCAGCACGGTCAGGCACAGGAAATCCAGCAGCCACAGCACCGGCTTGGTGACCAGCGCCGTCATCACCCGCCAGAACGGCGAATAGCTGCTGGTGTTGGCCACCTTGGCGCCCTGGGCTTCGACCTCCTTTTCCCATGCGGCTTTCAATCCGGCCTCGGTGGTCGGGATGCCGGCGTCGGCGATCACCTGTTTAAAATCGACCTCACTCACAGGCTTACCTCGATCAATCCGAATTTCAGGGTTTTGGCGGTGACCAGGTACTGACCTGGCTCCAATTGCGTGATGCGCGCAGTCCCGGGCACTAGGCGCTCGTCAGCCTCCACCAGCAGCTCCATCTGCTGGATGCAGTCGCGTTGCCGTAGGCGATCGCGCTCGGCCACCAGCGTGACCAGTAGCCCGCTGTCGCGGATCATGTGCGCGATGTCCTGGGCGATGCAGGCGCGGTCATCGATCAGCCGCGGCTGCTGCGAAGGGTCCAGCGCCAGGTCGTTGTCGACGATCAAAAGGTCTACGTACTCGCTCATCCGCCCACCGCCATGGCAACCATGTTTTCCATCTCCAGCGGCGTCATGGTCTTGCCGGTATGAATGTTCACGTTTTCCACATGGGTGCCCTTGTTCTGGCTGCTGCTGTTGTTCTGAATGCTGGTCAGCAGGCCGCCAGGCGGCACCGCTGTCGGTCGCGTTGGGGAAAGGCTGGGAATGGCCGCGTTGATGGTCTGCTGGGCTTTCTGCGCGGCGTTGGCGGTGTCGGCGGCGTTGGTGGCCACGTCGATGCCCGGCACCTCGGGCATGCCGCCGAAACGCGCCTCGATGTTCACGCCGGGGATGCTGTTGATCATCTCGATCAGGCCATTGATGGCTTTGGTGAAGACGCCGACGATGCTGTCCCAAGCGGCCTTGGCCATGCCCGACCAACCGCCCATGGAGTTAAACCAGTCGGCCAGCTTCTGGAATTTCTCGGCGACGAATTGGAACGCGGCCGTGTTCATCAGGGCCGAGGTCCATTCGTCCCAGTAGTAGACGGCGGCGGCCACGATCGCGATCAGGACGGCAATGCCCATCACGATCAAGCCGATAGGGTTGGCCGTCAGCGCGACGTTGACCAGCCAGATCGCGCTCTGCCACAGCAGCATCGCGCCGCGAATGAGTGCCAGGCCGGCGCTCAACGTATAGATCACGGCGACGTAAGCCAGGATCGCAAACTTCTGCAGAATGAAGACCGCAACGGTACGCAGGCTCAGCAACTGGACGACTTTCCAGATAGTCAGCAGCCCCAGCCAGGTCATCCTCGCGATACCTACCACCATGGTCAGCGCCGACATGGCCGCCACAATGCCCATGATGGTCAGCGCGGTGATGCCGATCACGCGGGTGATGTTGGGGAACAGCTGTGACCAGCGCACCAGGGTCTTGCCGATGTCCACCATCTTGTTCATAAACGGTGATAGCACCGGGATCAGCACCTGGCCGAACACGGTACGCATCACCTCGACCAGGGACGCCCATTGCTGCCACGGATCGACCATCGCCCGGGCCATTTGCTCGGCGTTCTCCAGTCCGCGCACCTTGCCCAACTGCTCGATGCCGTTGCGCAGCCGCCCGGTGTCCTTGGCCAGCGCACCGATCACCTGGGCGCCTTCGCCGCCGAAAGCCTCCATCAGCTTGGCCCCAGCCGAGGCGCTGGTCAGGTCGCCGAATTTGCCCTGCAGCTTGTCCAGGATGGACATGATCGGCAGGATCTTGCCCTGCTGGTCGGTGAACTTCATGCCGAGCTTTTCCGACGCGGCCCCGATGTTTTCGAAGAACGCCTTGTAGCGTCCGCCGGCATCGCCCCCTTCCATGGTGCTGCTCAGGGTACCGATCACCGCCATCTGTTCGGCCAGGTCCACACCCGCCGTCGTCGCGATCGCGCCGGCCTCCTTGAAGGCGTCTTTCATGGCCGCGCCGTTGGTGCGGAACAGCTGCACCGCAAGGGCGGTCTGCCCGCCGAGTTTTTCCACCCACTCGCCCTTCCCCATCGCATCGGCTTGGGACTTCTGCAGGTTGTAGAGCGTGCCGACGTATTCACCCATGGTTTCGGCGTCGGTTTTGGTGGCCTTGGCCAACAGGTTGCTGGTGTTGGTAAAGGTCGCCAGCTGGTTGCCGGCCAGCCCTTTGATAGCGCCCTCGATCAGGTAAGCCGATGCCACAAAGTCCTTGGCGTTCTCGCCATAGTTCACGGCGAACTCCAGCGACTTGCTGTTGAGTGCGGCTAATGCATCCTCGGCCACGCCCAGCGATCGGACGTCGCCCAGGGCGCGGTTGACCTCCAGTGCCGGTTCCATGGATTCGCGGATCCCGACCACTCCAGCCGTCAGCCCGCCCAGGCCCAGGCCGATCGTCTTGATGTGCTTTTCGCTCTGATCGGCAAGCTCGGAAAAGCCCATCTTCACCTTGCCCAGGGGCGCGGTGACCTTGTCTTGCAAGCTCAGAATGAAAGCCAGGCTGGCGCTACGGTCTGCCAATGTCGTTATCCGTTCAGCGCAAGGGCGATGCCGTTAGCCACGGCAAACTCCATGCGTCTCCAGTGTTCGTCCTCCAGCCACTTGGCCGTTCCCATCGCCTCGGGCGTGGGCTCGGCTCCCGGTAGCCAGCGGTTCGTCAGGGCCATCAGCTGGCCCAGGCCGTTTTCGCTCAGGCGCTCAGCGTGCTCGAGCGCTTTTTTACGATCACCTCAACGTTCGGCGCGTACTCCTCCAGCAGCGCGCCGGCGAGCTGCATCACCATCACCGGATTGGCCAGCAACGGTTTCAAGGTGGCTTTTTCTTCCTGCTTGACGGTGGTCATCAACAGGTTGTTGCCCGGGGCGACCTTGTTGGTTTGGGTCAGGGCGTTGAAGTATTTGGTCACGTCAGCGGGGGTCAGGTTGAAGGTGAATTCCTGCTCGCCGACTTCCAGGGTGATTTCGGTGTTTTGTTGGCTCATGAGGTAGCTCTCTTGTTGAGGTTGAGAAAAGGGTTGTCCTGGTGCGTCGGTTATCGCTGGCACACCCTGACGATGTGTTGCTGCAAGCCGAGAACCATTTGCCGGCTTAGGGCGAGTTGGTTCCGGAGGGTGAAATAATCCGATCGAGCGTCTGCTGTGAGTTCGGCGGCTCCTGCATCAGCCAGGCGGCCGGCGCCGGAATCGGCGGGCACTGCTGGGCAGGTGGCGTCAACGCGCAGCCGCTGACTGCCAGCATCAACAGCGCGGCGCAGGCGTTGGTTTTCAGTAAGCGCATGGGTCAATTCCGTGGTGTTTCGTTGGTCGATTGCGTCCCGTTCGGCGAGCATTTCGCCGCTGATGCGGGCCGCTTCACGCAGGCCGTTCACTTCGAATTGCGCGCTGTCGCGCTCGCGCCGCGCCGTGTCGCGTTGGTCTTCGAGAGTGTCGAAACCGATCCAGACGACCAGGCACAGCACTACAAGAAACAGGCCTTCGCGCAGCATTACAGCCCCTCCGCACACAGCCGGGATTCGGCCAGTCGGCGGTTGTGCAGGCCTTGAACGAACTGTTTGCGGCCGCGGGCATCGGTGACGAAAGCCCACACCGGCGTCTTGCCATCCGGTGCCCAGGCCAAGGCCTTGCAGCCTTCGGCAATGCGGCCGGCGTTGATCAGCCCCACCGCCCGACTGGCGCAGGTGCTGGGCACGCCGACGTTGTGCCCGTGGCTGGTCAGGGCGTCAAAAGTGTTCTGGCCCACGTTAGGGTTGGTGATGCAGTCGGCGAGCTGCAGCTGACTTTTGCCGATCACCAGCTGCTCCACCTCAGCGCATCGAGCGTCTGACCAGAAGTCGCCGATCACTACCGGATATGGGCTGGTGTGCCGGGTGATGCCCTTGCACACGGTTGGCAGCCCACGGGCCAGGTTGTCCGCATAAACGGTGTTCTGCCCCTGCCCTTCCCAGGTGCCCAGGAACGTCAGCAGCGAAGCGCTGGCCAACGCGATCGCACCGGCTTGAATCCGGCCGCGCAGGCTCATGGGAACCACACCCGCAGCAGTGCGGGCACGGCCATTTGCAGCACGGCCCCCACCAGCGTCAGGATGGTCAGTAAGCGGCCCACCTTCGCGCCGATGTCATTGACCGCCCCCGTCAGCGTCTGCTGGCCAGCGTTGAGTTCCGACAGCTGACCCGCCATGTGTTCGAAACCCTGCTCCAACTTGGTGACGCGCGTTGGTACGGTTTCGTGCCGGCTTTCCAGCTCACTCAATCGGTGTTCGAAAACGGCAAATTTCTGTTCCAGCGATCCGAGGCGTACGGCTTCAGTCGTCATCAACGATTACTCTTTTCGTGGACCGTCTGGCACGGGACGCACCGGGTCATGCCGCCCAGCGCCTGGCGCGCTGGCGGGATCTCTTTGTCGCAATCCTGGCAGTGGGTCAGGCTTGGCCCGACCGGCCTTGGCTGCTGCAGCTGGGCCTTGATCGCCTGGTCACGCTGGCGTTGCTCCAGTTCCTGGGCGCGGTCGAACCAATCCACCATCAGCGCAGCCCCTCGATCTCGGCAGCGTCGAGGTACGGCACGCCATTGATATGGATAAAGTCCGGACTGGTGACGTCGAACGGCACCTTGTGTTTGCTCTTCTCGCCACCCTTCGGATCGATCCCCAGCAGGCTGGAAATCTTCACCTTGCAGCCGAAGGCCTCGACCCGCAGTTCCTCTTCTTCGCCGGCTTTGGCGAAGAACACCGCGTCAAACGGTTTCAGGGCGCGGAAGCTGCCGGCCGATCGCGCCGCGTCGATCAGCAGGTTGAAGTTGGTGGTGTCCAGCTCGAACTCGCCGGCCGCCGCCACATCGCCATCCACGAAGCCATCCGGCACGCCCCGGGTCTGGGCCACCGCCGAGTTGTCGGTGATGTCCAGGGTGCAGTTCTCGACGTGCAGCGACAGGTCGCCCAGGCTCACGTCGAAGTTCTTGCCGCCAATCTTTGCCATAGGGCGTTACTCCGCTTGATCGTTGGAAAGATCCAGGGCGATGTTCGCCGTCAGGTCTTTCGGGCAGTTGAGGGGTTTGAGCTTGATGTAGGCTGCAACCTTGGTTTTACTCAGCCAGCTCAGCACCAGGTCACCGTCTTTCGGCGGCTCGATGTCGCCGGGGAACACCTCGCCGTTGAAGGTGGTGGACTTGGCCATCGCCCGCAGCGGCGCCATCAGTTGGTTGGTGTTGACCGCCATGCTGTTGGGGGTACTGTTCAAACGGCGATCGGCCACGCGGCGGATCAGCAGCGGACGAATCAGGCGTGCGGCCTTGTCGGTGATGCGCAGGTATTCAACGACCTGAAAGTCACTCGCCGGGGTGTCGAGCATGTTGCCGTCGCCCCAGTACACGCCCTGGTAATCGGGATAGGTCTGCGACACGGAAAAGCGCGCCCGGTCCAGCTCACCGCGCACCGCCGACGGCAGTGGGATTTTGTCGGCATCGACCGGCACCGGACCCAGACCCAGCACGGCACCGGTGGCCACGCGCATTGGGCTGTCGGCAATGCTCACCGTCGCGTTCGCCAAGCGACCGGCCAACACGCCCAGGTCATTGCCGTGCAACTGCGGCACGACCAGGACACGCGGCGCCGCCAGATCGGCCACCAGCGCCTTCTGCTCAGTGACGTATTGCGCCCAGGTTTGTTGCGCGGTGATGCCCACAGCGGCCGCCATCACAAACACGCGGCGACCGTAGGTGTTGTTCAGGGCAATCGCCGCGTCGTGCATGGTCGACAGCTCGCTGGCGGTGGTCACCGGCTTGGTGATCACCACGGCTTCCACTGAGAAACCTTGCTGCTGGGCTTTCTCCAGCGCCTCGGACCAGTTGGCCTCGGCGCCGATCGGCGCGGCCACGCATGCCCAGCGCTGGCCACCGTTGAGACGGGCAGCGGTGATTTGGGCTTTCAGGTCGCTGACCGGAATGCCCAGAGCAGCGTCCAGGTCGCTGTCGGTGTTCAGCGGGATGAACTGGCCAACGTTCTTGCCGGCTGGGCCGATGAAAAGGAAGTAACGCTCAATCGCTGTAACGGCACCCTGGCCCAGATTGAGATTGTCGACGGTGACTTGACCGAGTGCCATGCAGTGCCTCGTTAGCGGGGTGAATGTAGGATTTGTTGCAACACCTGGTTAACCAACAGGCTGGTGTCGCGGTCGGTGTTGACGCCGATGAACTGGCGTTTTGGGAGGGTGATTTCCCAGCTCTGCGCGCCAGTGGCTT